TTTTAGTCTTATTTTTATTTATAAAATCTAGTATTTCTTTGACATCAAATATGACCCATTTATTGCCTGTTTCAAATACAACTTTATCGGCATTACTTTTGCTAGAAAAATGTTTTTCAAAAGTATTGTTGCCTCTTATTATCATATCCCTAACATCAAATTTATATTTAACATTAGTCCTATCTTTAATTAGGCCAGCTACTTGCCACAAAGAATTTTGATTTTTGGGTAATTCTATATCAGTTAAATGCTCTGAAAATCTATCAACAACTGTAGTCATAATAATTTAAATTTAAAATGTATCTATATGGCACGTCGTTTTTATATATTCCTCTGTGCTCTACATTAGAATTAAATATAACAATTTTGTTACTTTCTGCTTTTACAAATTTAACTTTTTTGTTTATTTTAAATTCAGTTCCACCTTCACAAGTATTTAGATAAAGAATAGCTGTTTTAGATTTTGTTCTATAATCTGTATGCCAACTTGGATCTTTCATTAGTTTATTAATTACCATATTTGATCTTACTTGTATAGGAGCTATTACATTTAACTTTTTTAATATAGGTAAAATTAAAGGTGAGTATAACTCAGAATTAACTTCTAATTCATTAAAAAACGAATAACTAAAATATATATTATTATTTTTATCTTCAGGAGTTGTTTTGTCTCTTTTTCTCCAAGGAAATTCAGGATCTAGTATATGAGAGGTTAAGTAATTAAAATTGTTTTGATTTAAAAAATTATTAATTACTTTAATTGTCATATTATGTTTTTAAATAAACACCTGTTTTTTCTGGCATAGCTCCAATAAAACCTTTTAAAAAATAATTTGCTCCTATCATTGTTTTTGTTCCTTTTGTTTCTGCGGAATGTTTTAACCAACCTGGGAAAATACATATATCACCTTCTGTAATATCTAAAGTCCATCTTTCTGTATTATAAAGATTTATATTTAAAATATTATAATCAAAATCATAAGCTTCTTGGCAACTACTTGAACCTAAATGAACAGTAAATGTATTAGACCCTTTACTTTTACAGTAATAAACTAAACTTATAAAAGCTCCTTTATGACTATGTATATGATGAACACTTTTATCATTTAAAGTAGCCCAGCTATGGGTACAATATACTTCATTAGAAATTTGTAATACATTTTTTAAATAAAAATTTATATGTTGTTCAAAAATGACATCTAAATCTTTAAATAATTTTTCTTTTACAACCATTCCTTCCTGTGAAACTTTTACTTTGTCTTTTCCATCACAAGTATAAGATAAACTTTTAATACGTTTTTCTTGTTGTTTGTTTATTCTATAATCTGTTTTAGAAATATAAATTGGTATAGGTCTTAGATTTATTACATTATGTATCATAGTTAAATAACATTTAAGGCAATTGATATTCTATTTATTTTTTTAAAACTATTTGGAACGCTATGAACCTCAGACGCATTAAATTTAATAGCTGAGTTTTGTTTTGCTTTTGTGTAATAAATTTTGTCATAATTAGGTATCATCATATCTTTAAACATAGTTCCAAGATTATCTGGATTTAATAAATAATAAACAACAGCTTCTTGTTTATCATTTTCATTGTTATTGTGCCTGTGCCAATTAATATAACTACCATCTGTATAATTTGCCCAACAATGTAATACTTTATTATAATTTAATTTCTTTTTAAGAATCTTTAATAAAGGTTGTATTTCTTTTTTTGTGTGTAAATCTGAAGGAGTTTGTAATCCAGGATAAGATCTTTCTGAATCATCGTTTGTTAATAAGGTTAATTTAGGTTTAACAAACTTTAAAAGTTTTAATCTTTCTTTATTTAAAAGAACATTATTGACGTGTATCATTTAGTAATAATTCAATCTTTCTTTTTAAATCAGCTATTTTAAACAAACGATCTTCGTTAATTTTTTCAAGCGTTCTAATATGTTCTTCACAAGCGTGATTGTGTTTTCTTAATAATTCGTTCATCATTTTTTCATTTGCTCTACAAACTTTTTCTGTTTGTAATAATTCATTGATTTCAAATATTTTGTCTTTTAATTCTTTTTCTGTCATTCTTAACTCTTGATAATAGCTGATGAAACAAAATGTAAATATCTAAATTTAGATTTACTAAAACTATAACTAAAACCTTGTGATAAAAAAGAAGGAAAAATTAAACACATACCTGGTTTAACATTCACAGAAAATTTATCGCAAGCTAAAGAAAACTTTCCTTTTTCTTTTTCAGGCAGATCTTTCATATACTTACCTTGTCTAGGATCATAAAATACTGGTTGAGAAGTATCTTTAGAAGCTTTTAAAATAATTATTCCTGTTAAATGACTATCCTTATGGGAATGAGGGAATACTGAAACTCCTTTATTTGGAATAAATTCTCTGGCCCATAATTCATTAAGGGCTATATTATAATTTTTTAAATCATAACCACATTCATCTAAAATATCAAAAGTTAATCTTAAAATATCCATATTAAATATTCTAAATTTATCATCTTTTAATAAAGATGGAGTTTCATAAAATACTTCTCCTTTTTTTAAATTCTTCTTTGCTTTTGCAATATAAGGATCAATATTTTTATTTATTTCTTTAATATCTGTTTCAAACATCCAAAATGGTGTTTCAAAAAAATTTTTTGTGTCTAAATTCTGAGGATCTAATTTCATACTTTTATTCCTTATTTAACAGAAGGCAGACCTAAATGCAACCGTCCATCATATATGTTTTTTAAGTGTTTTTTTGTTTTTGGATTATAATGTAAAAATACTTGACCACAAATATTTCCTTTTAAAGGTTCTCTCCAATGAGTTAATGTGCATCCTGTATAAGCTAACATATCTCCTGGTTTTAAATTAACTTCTACATTTGGTTCTATATAAATTGGCCAAGGATCTCCACCTAAATTTAAAGTAGTGGATAATTCACAGCTTTCTCTATCTCTGTGTTTTTTTAAATCGTTACCTTTATAATAAACTCTTGCGTAAGCATATGTTTCAATTAACTTTGTTTTTAAAGTTTTTTCCATCAAAGGTTTTATTTTTTGCAACAAGGTTTCCATACCTGGATCACCATATATAGAAAAAGCACCTAATGATTGTTCATCATTATAGCTGCCGTGAATTTGATTAGCAGGTGTAATCCACTTATCATTTAAAAATGTTCTTAATACTTTAGACTTCATTATTAAATAATCATAGCAGAAAGAAGCAAGATCTTTTGAAATTGCGTTTCTAATAATTTTATAAAATTTATTTTTCATATATTTCTTTTTTTAAAAAAGAAAATAAACTTTCTTCTTTTTTTACAGCTCTATCCCAGTTTTTCTTTTTATTATTTAAATTATATATTAAAGTATTCCAAGTAGAAAGTACATCTTTTTTTGGATAAGGAGTATTTAATAAAATAGTGTTTAAATCAGTTGGTGCCCAGTGCATACCTGCTGCTATGGCGTGTATGCCCCCTTGTTCAAATGCATATTCAAAAATTCTTGTATAACTAGAATATGCTAAACCTTTTAAAAGAAAAGGTTCTAAGTTAATTAAATTTTTGGACCATTCTTTATTAAAATTATTTTTCCAATAAGGAGTATCTTTTCTATGTGACAAAGCATAATGTAAAGCTACAAATTCTGCAAATTCTCTAAACATTTTTTTACATTCATATGTAAAATTATCCTTGTCCCATTGAGAAGACTCATTTCTTTTTAAATTTCTAACTAACGATTTTAAAAATTCGTGAACAGAAAACAAACCATTACTTTCTAATGGCTCAATAAAACCTGCAGCTAATCCAATTGCACAAACATTTTTTACCCACAATCTTTTGTGAATACCTACTCTCATTTTTATATTTTTATAATCAGATTTATCTTTAGGCGATCTTTTACCTAAGTGTTTTTTTAATTGTTCTAAAGCTTCTTCATCACTAACAAATTTATCTGAATACACATAACCCGTTCCTATTCTTGACCATAAAGGTATGTTCCATACCCAACCATTTTCAATTGCAGTACAATTTGTATAAGTTACTAATTCTTTCTCTTTGTCTTTATAAGGTATCCTAGTAGCCCAAGCAGAGTTGTTAGGTAATAAATCTTCATAAGATTCAAAAGGTTCTTTTAAAGTTTTATCCATTAATAATGCTTTAAATCCAGTGCAGTCTATAAATAAATCTGCTTTATGTTTTTTATTTAAAGATTCAATACCTTCTTCATTAGTTTCAATAGAAATAACATCTTCTTTGATGTGTTTGACTCCTCTGGGTATACAATATTTATCTCTTAACCATATTCCAAACTTAGTTGCATCAAAATGAAATGCTGTATCTAAATTAAATTCAAAAGATGGAAGTAATTTATCTTTATTATAAGATATTTTATTTTGATTAATTAAAGACATAATTGGAAAAATATGATCTGCATAATCAGAATAAGGTGTTTCAGGAAAAAATTCTTTTTTTATAAACCAATCATTTTTAGATGCAACGTTTCCTTCTGTGTTTTCTAAACCAAATGGATAAAAGAAATGCTCACCTTTTTTATAAAAATCGGTAAATCTAATTCCTAATTTATAACTACCATCTGTACTAGATAAAAAATCTTTATCTTCTATTTCTAAAAAATTAGTCCAATTTCTAATTCCACCTATTGTACTTTCTCCAACTCCAACTGTTGGAATATTTGGAGATTCTATTAATGTAATATTTTTATCTGGAAATGCTTTTATTAAAGTAGCTGCTGTCATCCAACCCGCAGAACCTCCTCCAACAATTAAAATATTATTTAACATAATTTATTTTTAAATTACCTGCTATTGTTTCACTATTTGATAAAGGTAAAACCATATGCGTCATAAAACTTGGAAATATAATTAAATCTCCTTGTTTACATTTTGGTTTATATATAGTTTCCATTCCTGGAAATTTTTTTTCATCATACGTAGCATCAATTAAAGCTTTACTTGGATTAAAAAATATAGTGTTTGATTCTTTAATTTTGCTATAAATTATAAAAGAAAAATCACTTTTTGGATGCGTATGTGGGTCTTGAAAATCTTTTTGTTTATAAAAATTAACCCAAATATTAAGTAGATCAATTTGAATTTTACATCCTTTAAAATAATCTTTCATAGTTTCTCCTATGGTAAACATTAAATATTGTCCTGTATCTTTATTTATTATCTTATTGTCTTCAGAATAAAAATTTGAACTTATCTTGCTTAACCAAGTTGGTTTCATTGTTTTTTTATTTAACTTTATTTTTTTAATATCAATTTTTCCTAAAAAAATAGGATAATAAAAAAAATTTATTTGTGTTGTCATTGAAATGGTTTTCCTAAACTCCAATTAACTAAAGAATATCTTACACCTTTAGTGACAGGAGAAACTTTATGATAGATGTAAGAAGGAAAAACTATTATTGTTCCTCTTGATAAAATATCTTTTGGATAAATTATATTTTGTTTTTTTGGATTAGATATATCAAACATAAATTCTCCTCCCTTATAATCTTTTGGATCACTTAATTGTAGAGTCAAAGATAGTTTTCTAATTTTTCCTCTGCATTTTTCATTAGCTGTATTAGGATAAGGTTCATCCCAACTATCACAATGCCAATCATAGAATTGATTTTTTTTATAAATTGTAAATTGACAAGATTCATTCCAATCCCAATCAAAATTCCATCCTGCATTTTTATTTGCTATATGAATATAAGGATTTAATTCATCATATATCCATTGTTCACTTAACCAAACAATATTTGAATTTCTTGTTTTAAGAAGATCTTTTTTATCTTTTTTAGATAATTTATCCGTAGATGATGTTGTAGAACCTACTTTAGCTAAAGTTTTTTTTCTTAATAAACCAATATTTACTATATCATCGCATATCTTAGCTGGAACTACATTTTTAAAATACCAAAAGGTATGTTTTAAATTCATTTCTTTCTCTTGTTTATAATAAATAATTTAATTAATCAACTATTCCCAAACCAATGTATCTTTATTCCAAACTCTATTTTGTGCTGTTCCTGTATCACTTAATGTAGTTCTAAATGTACCAATTGATTCATCATAAGTTATTGGTAGTTTTTTAGAAAGTTCACCATCCATCCAATTTATTGTTGTTGGGTAAGGTATTGGGTATGTCCAATCATCTCCTTCTTCATTTAAAACCATTCCATTTTCTGGTTTTGGAGAAAGAAAAATATCTTTAACAGGGTCATATGTTCCACCTATACTAGCATTTCTTAATCTAAATGCATTACTAAATGAACATTGTTTGTAGCTAAAAATACCTTCTTCACCAAATAAATTTTGGCAATAAGTTTCTCCATCTACGTGCATATCATTTTCACCTAATGGGCCTGCTGCGGTAGAAACATCATTACCTACTTTAATAATGTTAACTACTTCATTTAAAATATTTAATTTTGCAAAAGTTGCCATATTAATCTACCGATAGTGTTCCTGACACGTTAAATGTTGCTAATTTATCTCCACCAGGGTGGTCTGTAATTGTATTAGTTCCTGGTGCTACAGTTGTAGAGAATGCAGAAGGGTATCTAAAGATAACTCTACCACTTCCACCTGATCCGCCATCTCCTGTAGGTCCTGGGCCGCCGCCTCCGCCGCCGCCACCTAGGCCATTTGTTCCAGGAGGACCAGCTCCTCCTCCAGAGCTTGGGGCTCCCCCGCCAGATCCTCCTGGTTGACTACTTCCATTAGCATACCATCCTCCAGCGCCGCCGCCACCATATGTTATAGATGATCCTGAAATATCTGTTGATGTTCCATTACCACCTCCTAGACCTCTAGTATTTCCAGACGCGCCGCCTCCGCCGCCTCCGCCACCAACGTTTCCTGGTGAAATAGGTTGACCGTGAGATCCTGGTGATCCTTCAGGTGGTGAAAATCCACCAGCATTACCAGCTCCTACAATAGAACTATAATAAGTTCCTGATCCAGCACCTCCTGGATCTCCAGCAGCGCCTGGAGGGTTTCCTCCACCACCTCCTGTTGAATAATATAATACATTAGGTGCAGATAAATAAATTTCACTATTTCCTCCTGGATTTCCAGGTCTGTTAATTCCGTGAATTGGTGGTCCGCCTGCAGCAGATTGTCCTGCTCCACCAGCTCCAACAGTTACAGTGTAAGTTGTTTTACCATCAATTTCTAATTGAGTTCCACCTGGCCAAGATGTTCTCATTCCACCACCACCTGATCCAGGTCCGTGACAAGCAGCACAAGCTGCACCACCTCCAGCTACGAATAGAATATCAAAAATTCTTAGTGGTTTACCGCCACCACGGCCAAAACCTCTTCCCGAAGCTGATCCAAATGAACCAATTAATGGCATCTTTCTTTATTCCTCCTATTATGCAAATTGCGTTTGCGCTGCTAACACTGTGAAAGTAGAACCTGCAGTTTTAATTGCAGTGTATGTATAAACATCATTTGATGTAGAGTTTCCAGCAGTTGGTGCGCTTCCGCCTTGCCAAACTGGAGTTACCGCTGAACCATCAACTTTTACTGTTGCGTTATAGTACGCTGTTGCGTTTTGCTTTGAAATATATGCTACTGTTACAGACTCACCTACATCCATAGTTGAATCTAAAGAAGCAGAAGCGCTTCCTCTTAAATTAACAGTAAAGTTTGCGTCTGCTGCTGCTGTGCTTAAAATAACACCTTGT